CATTGGTATTATTTTTTCATTCACCCTTCATCATCTCCATTTGTATTTTTGCTGCAGACTTTTCTCGCTCTAATTGTAAATCTGCTTCAAGTTTTTTAATTTTTGCTTCAAGATCAACTTGTGTCTTGGCTTTGGCTATTTCTATATCTTGTTTAGCATCTGCTTGCTTGATGGCGATATCCGATTGAGCTTTGGCTTGATCAGCTTGTATCTGTGCTTTAGTCCGAGCTTGTAATGCCTGAGCTTCAAGCTGGGCGAGTTGTTGAGCATATTGTAATGGGTTTTGTTGTTGACCTTGTTTTCCAATATCTTGTAATCCTCTTATTGCTTGCATCTGTGGTGCTGCCTGAACGACTTGTGCAGCTCTTTGACTTATGATCATATCTGCTTCTGGGTTAATGTCCTGGAATTCAAATTTACTATCACGAAGATCTGGTAAATCAGGCAATGGCATTCCAATACTTGCTTCCATTCTTGTGCGATATAATAATGCAATATGCTCGGCAACATGGGCAATTAATATTGGCTGTAAACCTTTTGCTCCAGGATTCCCTCCGAGTGATGGGTCTTGAAGAAACTGGATATGAACTTGTATGTGTGAATCATGGTCTTGCTCTGGAAATGCTCTTATTGACTTGCCATACATAACTGCCATGTTCTCATCAATTGGATCCAACCTCACTGATTCAGCAGGTTTTTTCAATATCTCATCAATGTTCGGAATCCTTATTGCTTCATACATTCTTTTATATGCTGCATAAGTATCGTGAAGATTTGGTGCTGACTTCGCCATTTCAAGAATTGCTTGTGCTTGAGCGATCCTCTGGGCAGTGCTGAATATATTTGGATCACTGACAGGAATAATATCAACTCTATCATTAAAGTCTGCAGCAAAAACTTGTTGGCTTGCCCCTGCTAAAGAAAATGAAACTTCCTCAGGCAAATAATCTGCATTTAATTTTGATAGTAATTTAAACTCTTGACCTTGTGCAAAATGCAATCTCTTGTGAATTGCTGAGAATGCTTTACTGCCTTGTTCAATTAACGCAACTGTCGAACCAACAGGTGCATTCGGATTAACATCGCCAACATTTAAATCTGCTGTACTAGCAAACCTTTGACCAGCATTAACAATAAAACCTAACAATTGGAATAATGCAGAGCTTGGTTCTTTAAATGGCAATGGCATAATTGCTTTGTTTACATCATCAACAGTCGCATCGAGATCTACAAACTCTCCAGGATTGACTTGTAACTCGCCACCTGTCACTCTGCCTTTTAATTTAAAGCCACCTTGCATATTTGCAAATGCAGCTGAATCTAATAATGCTCTTAAAGATCCTGTGGCTGCTTTGCCTAAACCACCAATTGTATGGTAAAGACCAAAACCATAAAACCCAAGTCCAGGAAGAAACTTATAACTGATAAACCAATCTCTTCTTCTTTGATCCTCGTCTTCTTCTTCCCAATTCCTGCGAACACTGACAACTCTTTGAGTGTCATAATTTATTGTAACAACATAAGGCAAAGCAACAGAAGTCTCGTCTTCTTCATCGCTGTTATCTATTCCTTCAAAAGTTTCATAAACATGCATTTCTAAAAGAGTTAAAACTTGATCATCGACATCAGAGAACTCATCAACACCTTCAATGTTAGCAATTGTGTCTCCTGATGGATCAATCTCATCGCCTGAATATTCTGATTCAAGATAATAACCTGCATCAACATAACGATTGTAATCATTCTTCGGCATACGAATTAAATGAGTATATCTTAATGCTGTATGTAAATCATTTGATTCAGGGGAAACGATGAAATCTTCTGCCTTTACAAATATTGATTTTTGTCTATTTAAATCTGGATCCCACCAGATCTTCTTAAATGCCTGACCAATAAGTGGAAGGTGAAATAACATCTGATCAAGATCAGGGAAATATTCTGGCATCTGCTGGGTGATCTGATAATTCATAAAATCACGAACTCTGCGACCTTGATCTTCCAGCTCTTCATTTGGTTCGCCAACAATAACTGTTTTGACTGGACCACCAGATGGATAAAGTTCAGCGATTGCTTTCGCATTGAATTGCGTCGCTGCTTCAGAAATTAATGGATGAACAACTGTGCTCAATCCTCTTGTTGCTCTCTGATCTTCAGACTCTTCAAGACCACCATCTGGATCTAATGTCTGAAGACCTTCTTTATATCTTTGTTCCCATTCTGATCTTGCTGACTTGTCATTCTCATAATCACGAATCAGCATATCAGCTTTTTGCATTAGTTCTTTCTCATCTATAACTTCAGCAAGGTTTTCATCAAACTGGGAATCTTCTTCGATTGCATCTTTCTCAGGATCACCAATAAGAACATCATCACCGACATTTTCAACTTGTAAATTATCTCCAGGTTCACCATCAGCAAACATTGGGTCTTCAGCTTGAATGTTAATTGGTGTTCTAGCCATATAAAATCATCCTCTCTTTTGTATGTATTTCATCCTCATCATAATCAGAAGAATGAGTAACAAACCAACCTTTGCGAAGTCTTAACCATGCCTGAGTGCAAGTGTCAACAATATCATCATTCTCCCCAGCAGGAAATGCAGCACAAATGTCTATTAAGTTTTTAGCCCATTTTCGTTTAGAAGGAAAGTAAATTCTTCCATCTTCTAATAATGCACTACTGGCATGGGCTCTTGCTTCTTTGTCTCTGTCAGGCATATATTCAAGAACAGGAATTCCTGCCATTCGTAAATCTTGCAACAAACTTTGACCAGATGCCTTCTTTTCTATGAGGACTGCGTCTGGTTCATAATCGTGGTAAGATTCTTGGGCAATCTTTCTTAACTCTGGATATGTCACTCTGTCATACCACATATCCAAAGCAATAGCATTTACCTGACCATTTTTCCTAAAGACTCCCCAAGTTGTTCGAGCTGAATAAGAAGATTTCTCTTTTGTGCTGAAGGCAGTGTCCCATGACTGAATAATATATTCAACTTCTGGTAAATCTTCTTTCTCCCATGGCACCCACCATTCTGCTTTTAATATTCCTCCACCTTTTGGCATTGGTCTTTGTTGTAATTGTCCTGCAGCTGCATATGTTCCAAGACTTCTTTCAAGATCTGATAAAGTTTTATTATCAATTCTTTCTGGCCAGAGAAGCTCATCCTCTTTTGTTCTTGGATCTGTGAAGAAAAGTGAAGATTTAGATGGTGTTGGATGGCCAATCTCATATCTCGCAGGAATACACAAATGCTCCCAATCATTATTGTTTGCTAATATATGTCCTGTCAAATCTTTCTCGTGAACTCTTTGCATTATTAAAACAAAAGCTCCAGTCTTTGGATCATTGAGTCTGGTTTGCATTGCTTGATCCCACCATTCAAGAACACCTTCTCTTACTGCACTGGACTCTGCTTCCCTGACGTTATGAGGATCATCAATAACAATTATGTCTCCACCTTCCCCAGTCAAAGCTCCATCAACTGATGTTGCTATTCTATATCCTGTTTTATCATTTTCAAATCTTTGCTTTTGATTCTGATCACCTGTTAATTTAAAAGTTTCTCCAAAATGATTCTTATACCAAGAACTGTCAATTAATCTTCTACACTTAACTGAGTCTCTTATAGAGAGTGATCCTGCATAAGATGCAAATAGGAATCTTTTCTGCGGATGTATTGTCCAAGTCCAAGCAGGAAGAGCAACTGCCACTGCAATTGATTTCATATGTCGGGGAGGAATATTAATAATTAATCGACGAATTTTCCCTTCAACAACAGCTTGCAAATGCTCTGCTATTGCATCAATGTGCCAATTATCATAGAAGTCTCGTCCTGGCTCAATTGCTTGCCAGCTCTCCTTGATGAATGTCTTCAATGATCTCTTCATCTTCTCTGCCTTGATTTCCTTCAATGACAGAGTGTTCAAGAACTCTTTCAATTGTATTGAGGTCATTATCTGTTAATCTGCTAATATCTAGCACCTTTCTTTCTTCTATTTGAGCTGTAACTTCAACAGCTTTTAAATCTGGTACACATTTTCCCAAAAGTGTTTTCGCAGCCAGAACTCTCAGCTCTGGGTCTGCACCTATTTTACCAATGCTTTGTATTTCGCCATCTGACTCTGAATAAACAGGGAAAATCTCTTTTCCATTCATAACACTGGCCAAAAAACCTACAGGATCTGCCTGACCCATAATCCAGTTAATTGTTGCATGATGATTCCATTTATATCTATTTGGTCTTGTCCTTGATGGTTTTTGATTCTTCATAGGTTCAACAGATTTAAACTTACCATCAAACTTTTCAACATTTACAGGACGACCATCTTTAACAGGTCTTTTGACTGTTATCTTTTTGTTTTTCTCTGAAGCCATATATTCTTCTCCTATAACCTTTGTTTTCAGTGGTGAACTGTCTTTTATCTGTATAACTTATTTAAACCAGAAAAGAAAGCCAGAAAGATCTGGCTTTTAGTTTTTATTTTCTCGGGAGGAAAAAATATGAATACATTCTTTATCTTACTTTCTGCCCAGAAAGTAAAGCTATTTCCATCTACCACTAATTTGATCATGTGGAATGAATAAACATTCATTCGTCAACCAATGTCCATCTTCAAAATAAGTTCTCTCTCCACAGCCAACCATAAATTCAAAAATCATAATTGTAATAAGAAAACTTAAACAAATAATTAAAATAACTCCAAATGTTTTAGTCATTAAACATCTCCTCTGTTAATTACTTCAAACCAACTTCCATTGTCAGTCATTATACAAAAATGTTTTAACCTATCTGCAATAATTTTAATAGTTGCAAATTTTCCATACTTCTCAGCAATCCAAGTATTGAGCTCATCAACACTATCAAGATGCTCTTTGTGACTTAATGAATCATCAAGATTAACTTTATAAACTGTAAACATATTATTTCATCACCCCCCAGAGTTTTTTAATTTCTTTGATAATGTTTGTATTGGGTCTCCAATCTTTTTCTATTTTATGGAGCTCCAAGTTATCTTCACATTTTTGAATCAACTCATTGAACTCTTGATGTTCTTTGGCATTAAAGCAATCGTCATATTGATCCATTATTCTTTCTTTATGACACTCTAATATGCAAGTCATTGCCAAAAGTTCTGATGGTGTAAATTTCATTTCTATTAAACTCATATCCGATTATTCCTTTCTAAATTGCTATCGCAGACCATTTGGTTTCGGGAGAGGAGCAACCTCTCCCATCATCAGTGCGAACCTAAAAATTATAATCATAAAATTTTCTTGGCTCTTCTCCTAGAAGATGCTTGCCATGAGAAGAATGGTAATAACCATCTTTTCTTAATCTTGCTCTAACTGTAGGAACATCATCGTTTGAAACAATATCCCACTTTTGATCCCTTTGATTTGTACAATGACCAGCAAAACCACCAGAAACATATTCAGCTTTCCAAGGTAATTTTTTTGAATCCATTAATCTGATCTCAATAGTTTTATCAGAAATAACTTTTACAATCTCATAAGGATTAACATCTGACCAACCAATGTGATTGGCATATTTATATGTGACTGACTCGATGCTATAAGAATATTTATTTGTAAACTTAGCACCATTGTAACTAACAGGTAAATCTTCAACTGCTTCCCATGCTTCTTTTCTAGAGTTATAAAAAGTTTCAGGAGAAGAAGTCATCTCGAGACGATTTCTGTCCTCATTAAATTTTTTAACATAACTTTCAGAGTCAGCAGAGTTGCCTGACTTCCTGCAAGTAATAGTATCTTTTACTTTTATAGTGAATAATGTAATCATTTTAGTTCCTTTCTCAGTTAATATAGAGATCTTATCTCTTTTTTATCAATAAGTAAAGAAAAAAGAATTCAACAAAAACAATGACTTAGAAAAAAAGTTACCAGACACTGGGGATACGTTTCTCCTAATAATTTACTTTGGTTACATTTCATAAAATATTGTTTTTAATTAATAAATTAAGGAAAGTTACCAGAGTTACCAGTATTTCTCTAATTTTATTAAGCAATTGTTGTGCTCGGATTCTCCACTCTATATATATAAAACTTTACTATTTTATAAAAAAAGGTTTATAGTATATAGAAGTAATTAAGAAAGGATAAACAATGCCAAAAGTATATGTCGTGAATAGACCAATGAAGAATAAATTTGGTTGGACACCAGATTTAACTGATGCTGCTCGTTATGGTACAATTGAAATTATATTTGAACCAAATGAAAAGCCACAGTTCCTTCCTGGACCATCTATTCAAAAGGCAAAAAAAATATTAAAGAACTTCAGTCCAGAGGATTATTTACTCTGGCCAGGAGGTGGAGATCCAATAGCTGTTATGATTGTTTGCATGATTGCAGCTGAGATGTCTCCATTTGTGCGTGTTCTCAGATGGGAACGCAATATGGAAGAAGGCGAAAGGGATAGACGAAAAGGTTGGTATATGCCAGTCGCCTTAGAACTCAGAAAGGTTAAACAAGATGAGTATAAATCTGCTTGATGACGTGGCACCTGCGTCAAATGAATTAGGTGCGATTGCAGACATGGCTCAACAGATGTATGATTTACAAACTGAAATTATAAAATCTGAAGAATCATTGAAGCATAAAAAGCAGGATCTTACAAAGTTGGCTGAACAGAGCTTGCCTGATTTAATGCAAGAACTGAATATCAAAGACTTTACTTTGACCAATGGTGCAAAGATTAAGGTTGATGATATTGTCTCTGCTTCCGTTCCATCCACTGGCTCGATAGAAAGAGCTGATGGTCATGAACGAATGGAATTAGAAATGCGTCAGCAACACTGTTTTGATTGGTTGCGTGCCAATGGTGCAGGTGATTTAATTAAGAATAGTGTTTTAGTTCAATTTGGACGATCTGAAGACAAAGACTGCGATACTTTTGCTGAAGAATTAAGAGATCGCAAACTTTTTTACAAAAGAGCAATTGGTGTGCATCCTGCACAATTAAATGCATTTGTAAAAGAACGCATTTC